TTGATCATTGTTTCCTCTGCTGGAACAGTAAATTATGAAAAGGGCGAAATATTAATCAATACCATAACAATCACATCAACTGTTCTGGGCAATGATATTATAGAAATACAAGCATATCCAGATTCTAATGATGTTATAGGTCTTAAAGACCTTTATGTAAAGTTTGATCTTGGAAAAAGTAAAATAAATATGGTTAGAGATACTATTGCATCTGGTGAAGATTCTTCTGGGGTGGCATTTTCTAAAAATTCCTATCGTTCAAGTTATTCAAATGGAGATTTAACGAGGTCGTAATATGATACAAACTGGTTTTGATCAAAGAGTAAAGATACAGCAAATAATTGATAGTCAACTTCCAGAATTCATTTTAGATGAAAGTCCAAAAACTTCGGAATTTTTAAAGCAATATTATATTTCTCAAGAATATCAAGGTGGATCAGTTGATCTTGTAGAAAATTTAGATCAATATTTAAATCTTGATAATCTTACGTCAGAAGTTATTTCAGGCGAAATAACTCTGGAAAATGATATTACAGCAACATCTAATACTATAGTTGTTTCTAGTACAAAGGGTTTTCCATCCAAATATGGAATTCTTCAAATTGATGATGAAATTATCACCTATACTGGCATAAGTGCAAATACTTTTACGGGATGTATTAGAGGATTTTGTGGTGTTACAAATTATCATCAGGATTTAAACTATGAAGAATTGGTATTCGATCAATCTGCAGCAACATCGCACGATGCCAATTCAACTATAAAGAATCTAAGTTCTTTATTTTTACAGGAATTTTATAAGAAAATCAAATTTAGTTTGTCTCCTGGTTTAGAAGGAGTAGAATTTACTGAGAATTTAAATGTAGGTAATTTTTTAAAAGAAGCAAGAACACTTTATAGTGCAAAAGGAACACCAGAATCATTTAGAATTCTTTTCAATGTTTTATTTGGAGAGACCCCAACAGTAATTGATCTTGAGAAATTTTTAATTAAACCATCAGATTCTCGTTATATTAGAAGAAATGTTGCGGTTGTAGACGTATTATCTGGAGATATTACCAAACTTTCTGGTCAAACAATTAAAAAATCAACAGATCCATCCACAACTGCAGCAGTATCGGAAATTGAATCAATTAAAAGAAGAGAAAAAGTATATTATAAATTAAATTTCTTTATTGGATATGACGATACCTATCCTAATGTTACGGGAACTTTTTCAATAACACCTAGTACAAAAATTATTGAAAATGTTAGTGTACCTTCAGTAGAAAATGGTACATCAGTTATTACTGTCGATTCAACAATCGGATTTTCTGATTCTGGTAAAATTTTCTATGCTCATCCAGATTATGACAATTTAGTTGAGATTTTTTATTCGGAAAAAAGTATAAACCAATTCTTTGGGTGTTATGTGAATTTAGATTCATCAATAACAATTCCAAAGACTTCCACATTAGTTTCAGATGAAACTTATGAAGGATATGAAGATGGAGATGAAACTAAAAAAGTTATATTTAAAATTACCGGAGTTTTATCAGATTTAGAACTTAATGATGATAATTATGAATTTGTTGCAGGAGACCAAATATATCCACAAAATCTCGGTAACAACATTAAAGAGGGATCCGAATTAGAAGAAATTTTTGCAAACACATGGGTTTATAACACCAGTTCAAGATATCAGGTAGATTTTTTTAGTGGCAATAAAATAGTTACAAAATCTAGAGTAAATTCTTCGAGTTTAAAAGTAGGAGATACTATTGAAATTTTACAAAGAAACACTGAAGAATTAATTTCTGGTTTTGAAAACATAACAGTTACTAATATCAATGATAAAGAAGTTGAAGTTGATGTAAATGTAAATGCGCTTAATATTTCAACAAAATATGATTTTAGAAGAAACTTAAAAACAGCATCTTCTATTGTCCCTATCGAATTTGGTGATAACGTAATAACTTCAGATATACAGAATTTGTATACTGAGTTTCCAAATTACATATATGTTGCATCAAACTCTTTACCATCATATAAGATAGAGACTAATCTTTTTGATTATACTGTCTCTAGTTTAGAAGAAAAAGATAGTGAAACTGAAAAATATACCGTAATTAATTTTGATGAAGTCGTTTCGTTTATAACGGGAGATAAAGTTTTTTATTATACTGAAGAAGAAACTAAAATAAGTGGTCTAGAAATCGGCCCTTACTATGTTGAGGTTTTAGCAAGTGACAATCTTGATATCAATAAAAAAAGAGTAAAACTTTATTCCAGTCGATCTATGATCGGATCGAGTGATTATGTTTCATTTGGATTATTTTCAAATGGACTGGTATCTGGAACTCATAAGTTTGTATTATATTCTCAAAAATCTAAAACAATTTCACCTCAAAAGTCTTTAAAGAAATTTAAAGTAACACAGTTTTTGGGTGATGATACTGAATATGAAACAATTCCTGGACCCATAGGAATGTTAAAAAATGGTGTAGAAATATACAATTACAAATCTAATGATAAACTCTATTATGGTCCGATTAAAAATATTAACGTTCTCAATGGTGGTAGTGAATATGATGTTATTAATCCACCTCTATTAAGTTTATCTTATGGGTCTGCTTTAATTGAACCTGTTGTAATTGGTTCTGTAGAAAAAATATATGTTGATCCTCAAGATTTTGATATTGATGTTATAGTTTCTATAGCATTAACTGGAGGGAACGGATCTGGAGCAAGTTTTGAACCAGTTATTGAAAGATATGCAAGAGAAATTGAGTTTGATGCTAGAAGATTGTCCAATGGTGGTGGATTAGACATTGAAAATGAAAAAATCTCATTTAAAACAGTACATAATTTGATTGATGGTCAATCTATAATTTACAATAGCAACAATAATGATGAAATTGGAATAGGAACTTTCAAAGGTTCTGATATCGACCAATCAAAGACTTTGGTAAATGGTGCAACATATTATTCAAAAATTATTAATGATACATCTATTGAAATTTATCAATCATATTCCGATTATGTATCCGGGATTAACACTGTAGGGTTTACAACAATTGCAAATGCAGGAATTCATAAATTTAAAACAGAAGTTAAAAATAAACTAACAGGTATTAAAGTTATTACTGGTGGCAGTGGATATGCACATAGAAATTTGACAGTTTCCCCATCAGGAATATCAACACATGATCACGCTATAAAATTTGAAAATCATGGATTTCTTGACGGAGAACTTGTAACATATAATTACGAAACGTCTGCTGTTTCGGGTCTTTCAACTAATATTCAATATAGAATTTTAAAAGTAGACTCCGATACATTTAGACTTTGCAATGCTGGTGTGGGAGGAACTAGTTCTTTAGATTATGACAGACAAAAGTATGTTAAATTAGGTACTAATGGAAGTGGATATCAATATTTTAGTTACCCAGAAATTGTTTTATCTGTAGATTATTCATCTATTGGTCTTGGTAGCACTCAGATAAAAGGTGTCATTAATGCAACTCCAATTATTAGAGGAAAAATATCTCAGGTTTATGTTTATGAAAAAGGGAATGATTATGGATCTACAGTTTTAAATGTACATAGAAGACCTCAAATTATAATTAAGAATGGAAAAGAATCTAAATTTAAACCTAGAATTGAAAATGGTATAATAGTTGATGTTCAGGTTTTAAGTCGTGGTATCGAATACTACTCAACACCAGAACTAATTGTTAAAGGTGGTGGAAGTGGTGCTGTTTTAAGACCAATAATAGTTAATAATAAAACATCAGATGTAATTATTGTTAATGGTGGTATTGGATATAGCGAAGATGATACATCAATCATTGCAGTTTCATCTGGTAAAGGAGCAGTACTGCAATCTAATATAAGAGATTTGACTTTAAACAATGCACACAAATATGGAATTCAAAATACTTTCTTCAGAGATATTGCTAATGAAATTTTAGTAGAAAGTAAATATAATTTGCAGTATGCCGTATTAGGTTATTCCCAAAGTATAAAAAATAATATTAATGATGTTGGAAATAATACGACACATTCTGATATTATTGGTTGGGCATATGATGGAAATCCAATTTATGGATCATTTGGATATTCTGATCCTACAAATAGCAATTCTTCAATAAAAAGATTGCAACCAGGATACACTATTTCTAGTGTTGAAAATCGTCCATCTACTTCAGAATTTCCGATAGGATATTTTATTGAAGATTATGAATATACTGGAGGTGGTGATCTGGATGCATATAATGGAAGATTTGGAAAAACTAAAGATTTTCCAAAAGGAATATATGCATATTTTGCAACAACTGAAGATGACATTAACTTAGTTTCGATCGGAAAGTTCCCTTACTTTGTAGGAAATCATTATAGATCTGAGTATTTGACAGAAAATTTTGATTTGGATCAATCTTTTGACTTTAATAATTCTAAGTTACTAAGAAATACATCACCATATAAAGTAAATGATTTATATGCGGACAATGATTTTATTGTTGAATCAAATGAAATAATAGAACAAAAGACCTTAATAGAATCAGTATCAACCGGAAGTATAAATGGATTTGAAATTCTAAAATCTGGATCAGACTATGCTGTAAATGATACATTAGTTTTTGATGATACTTCAAGTGGTGGTGGTGGAGTATCTGCTCAAGTATCTGAAATAAAAGGAAAAGATATTGTAAATGTTTCTACTACAGTAGAATCTTTTAACAACTCAGTGATTACTTGGGAAAACGAAAATAGTATTAGGGTTTACGTCACTCCCTATCACGAATTCTCAAATAGAAATAATATCAATATATCTGCTTTACCTAATCAAAATCTGAATTTAAATGATTCATACCAAATTGGTGTGACTACTTATTCCGCAATATTAAATGCAGATTTAGAAAATTATGGCACAACAGGTAAAGTCACAGATATTCAATTATCTTCTGTTCCAAGTAATATATCAGTTGGTAGTAGTATCAAAATAGAAAATGAAATATTCTCGGTTCTTAATGTATATGAAAATTTCAATACAATAAGAGTAAGTAGACCTACTTCAGGAGTTGCTCATACACAATCTACACCTGTTTATTTTCTTCCAAATTCTTTCGTAATTAATAAAAAATCTAATTATTTTGATTCTAAAGTAAATAATATAGTTTATTACAATCCAACAAAATCTGTAGGAATAGGAACAACCATAGGATCGGGTATAAATGTAACTTATACTATAGGAATTACAACTTACAATGCATTTGTCCCAACTCAGAGCATCTTCTTACCAAATCACCCATTTATAACAGGACAGGAAGTAGTTTTTAGAAGACTTGACAGTACAAACCCAATAGCAGTTTCTAATACTCCATCAAGTCCAGCATTTAATATTTTAAGCACTACTAGTGAAACATTATATGTCATTAATAAATCTAAAGATTATATTGGTATTGTAACTAATGTTGGTTTAACTACCACAAATGGTCTATTTTTACGATCAAACGGAACTGACGATAATGAGTACTCAATAGAGTCTAATTTTAGTCAACTGAAAGTAAATGTAAATAAAATTCAATCAGTAGTTTCTGTTTCTACATCACATAATCTAAAGGTAAAAGATTCTGTAAATTTAAAAGTTAAACCTAATTTATCAGTTGGTATTGGAACATCATCAGTTGTTTCTGTGAAATTTGATAATTTAAATAAAAAGATAGTAATTGACCCCAAAAAGTTCACTTCATCTGGAATTAATACAACAAATAATTCAATTACAATAGCATCTCACAAATTTAAGACTGGTGATAAAGTTGTCTATAGAACTTTGAATGGAACTATTCCTACTGGGTTATCAACTGAAAGTTATTTTGTTTATAGAATTGATGACAACATGATTAAACTTTGTGAAACTTATAATGATCTCATAAATCCTGTTCCAAATTTTGTAGATATTGTTAGTTCGGGAATTGGCACGTATGAACTTAGTCTCATTAATCCACAAATTAAGTCTGTTAAAAATAACAATTTAGTATTTGATTTATCAGATTCATCCTTAGATGGTTATAATTTGAAGATATATTATGATAAAGATTTTAGAAAAGAGTTTGTATCTATAGGTAATACCAGTGAGTTCTCTATTAATGGAATTGGAACTGCTGGAATAACAACAACTGCATCATTAACAATAAATTATTCAAACTCTTTACCTGAAAAATTATATTACAACTTAGAAAAATCTGGGTATATTAGCACATCAGATACAGATGTTTTAAATTATTCCGAAATTGTATTTGAAAATAGTCTTTATAATGGTTCATACGATATTGTTTCTGTCGGAACAACAACATTTACGGTATTCTTAAAAGAAGTTCCAGAAAAATTATCGTATACTGACGATGATTGCTTTAGTTTAGAATACAGCACCAATTCACTTACCGAAGTTGGTGGAATCAATAAGATAAAATTATTAAATGGTGGTTATGGTTACAAAACCTTCCCACTTTTTGATAAGGTAGAATCTGAAATTGGATCGGGTGCTCTTATAGTACCACTTTCTGGTACTATAGGAAGAATAAGACAAAGTAGAATTATTAATGAAGGATTTGAATATTCATCCGATAAGACTATTAGACCAACAGCAAGTATACCACAATTATTATACTTATCCGCATCAAACACAATTGACACAATTAATATCTTGGATGGTGGCGAAAACTATACTACAGTACCAGATTTAATTCTAGTAAATCCTGATACGGGAGAATTAATAGATTCTGGACTTTTAAGACCAATTATTTCTGGATCTTCAATCGTTGAAGTAAAAATAGAGAGTGAACCAAAGGGTCTTCCAATTAAACCTGCTTTGATTAAAGCAATCAATAATTCCAATGGTGTTTCAATCGATAGAGTACAGTCTTCTTCTTCAGGTATCGTTACTTGTTTCTTGACAACTCCTCTGGCTGGATTTGGTTCTGCACCATTTGCCGTTGGTGATAGAATATTTGTTGAGGGGATTGAAAAATACGATGATTCAAAAGATGGATTCAATTCTTCCGATTATGGATATCAATTTTTCACAATAAAAAATTATTACAGTTTAAACCCCGATAAATTGGAGTTTGATATTTCTGGACTAAGTACAAATCCAGGAATAGCAAAAACAGTTCAAGAGTCTTACGCATCTATTATTAATTATAAGAATTATCCAAAATTTGAAAGTTTACAAAGATTTTTACCATTTTTTGTCGGTGAAAAATTAGCATCAGATGATGGAAATGGTTTTACTACTAGAGATTTAATTGTAACTGACTGCCAAAAAAATCTTATTAGAGTTTCTGGAAGTTATATATTAACTAAAAATGAAAAGATACGAGGATTAGAATCTTTTAGTGAAGCACGTATAGAAAATATCCAGTCTACTTCTGGTGAATATAACGTTAGTTATTTTAATTTGCAAAATCTTGACTGGCAAACAGATACTGGAAAACTCTCCGAGAGTTTCCAAGTGCTTCCTGACAATGACTATTATCAAAGTCTATCATATTCTGTTAAAAGTACAAAAACTTGGGAAGAAATTGTAAGTCCAGTTAATAGCATAGTTCATATTAGCGGCACAAAAAATTTCTCAGATACTCAATTGTTACAAAATGCTGAAACTGGAATAGGAACTACTGTGGGTTCAGTAACTTCTCTAATTAATATGTTTATTAGAGAAAACAGAGTAGACACTATTAATAATTTTGACGTTGGTATTGATGTTGACACGATTGGAAATAGATCTAAATTTATAAAATTTAAAAACATAAGGCTTACAGATTATATTTTATGTAAAACTAATAGAACATTAGAAATTGATGATATTAGTTCACAATTTTCGAGCGAAAATGATGAAAGGACTAATGTTGCAAATATTCTAGAATTAAATTCTGGAAATGGATACAATAAGTTTTTGGTCCAAGTTAGAAATATTGAAAATAATGAGACCCAATTCAGCGAAATCATAACAATTAACAATGATTCTGATATTTTTACATTATCATCTGCAGAAATTGTTAATGATAATGTAATAGTATCTGATAGACTTGGAATTATAGAGACATCTGGAATTTCATCTATTGGAATTTCAACTGAAAATATAGAAACAGGTCTAATGGTTGTTGGTGATTATGTCCCAGAAAACTCCATTGTTGTTTCAATTGGTTCAAGTTTTATATCTATTGATAATCAATTTACAAATGTTGGAATTGCTACTACAGCGTTTACATTTAAGAAGTTAAGAGATAAATTGGCAACAATTAGGGGATATGTTGATGAGGATTCTAAGTTTTACTTGAATTTTGAACCAGAAGATCCATATAACTCTAATTTTGATATAAAAATTTTACAAGATACATTTATAAGTAAATTGGGAATTGGATCGACACAAAGTGTTGGATTTGTAGATTTGTTATCTCAGAATAAAATTGTCTCTAGTGGATCTACAGAATCTGTATTTGATTTAAATATTTCAAATTATTCGGCAGTTCATTCAAATATTCAATTGTCGAATAGTGATGGTTCGAAAATGAATTATGTTGAAATTTATACATCCCATGATGGTACAGATGCTTACATCAGTGAGTATTATTTTGACAATAATAATTTAGAAAGTTATAACTTTATAGGATCGTTTGGAGTTTCATTAAATGGTGGAATTTTGTCCTTAAAGTATAATAATACCTCATCAGAAGAAATAACATTAAGATCTAAAAATGTTGGTTTTGGCACCACTGCAGTTGGAGAAGATTTTTATAGATTTAAATTACCAGGACAAATAAATGGCAATGAAAGAACCGTATCTTTTGAATCAACCTTTTCTAATATTTCATCAGGATCTACAAGTATATTTGTACTAGATAAAGAACTATTCACTTCTGCAAAATCAACTATCAAAGTTGGATTTGGTCAGACTAGTTCCTTACATCAAATTCTGACAATTTATGATGGATCTGATGTTTATTTTACTCAATATCCATTTTTATCAATAGGTAGTACTACTGGAATAGGCACTTTTGGCGCTGAAGTTTCTTCCACTGATTTTATTCTCAAGTTCTATCCAGACGCTTCGATTGGTACAAATGTTGAAATTTTATCCCTTAATGAATATTTCTACACAGAGTTGGATGAAATTAACACTCCTCCAGATTTGGTATATACTCCAGTTAGACAGTCTGTAAAAACAGCATCCTATTATGGAATAAATTCTCAATTTGTAAATAAACTAGATTTTGAAGCAAAATATCAAACTCAACCTATATTTGTAAAAACTTTTGATCCGTCAGATTCTTCAATTGTCAGTGCTGGTGGAACATTTAAAATTACAAATCACTTCTTCAGTACAGGAGAAGAACTAATTTATACACCAAAATCAACATTTATTGGAATATCATCTGTAGCAATGGGAATTGGTGCAACAGAAAACTATGTTGGAGTTGTTACAACCATTCTACCATCTATAGTATATGCAATTAAGGAAAATAATGATACTTTTAGAATTGCAACCAAGAAAGAATATGCTGAATTAGGAATAGGAGTAACTTTCACATCATTTGGATCTGGAAATGCACATGAGTTTGAAATGGTTAAGAAGAATGAAAAATCTTTAATCACTATCAATAACCTTGCACAATATCCAATTACTTACTCATATGTAAATCACACTTTAGATGGAAATGGTGGTCAAATTGGAGCATCATCTACTGTTTTTGCTTTAAGTGGAATTAGTTCAATTTCTCCACTAGACTTACTTAAAATTGATGATGAATATGTTAAAGTTGAAAATGTTGGATTAGGAACAACCAGTGTTGGTCCTATTACCTTTAGTGGAAATGTTCCTTTAGTTGAGGTTACTAGGGGATTTGTAGGGTCAATATCAGGAATTCATACGGACACAACTAATGTTAGAGTTTATAGAGGATCTTACAATATTTCTGGAAATAAAATTTATTTCACTCAACCACCTAGAGGAAATCAATTAGATTTGATTGGACCACCTCCAAATAATTTACTCAGAGAAAGAGCAACGTTTACAGGAAGGGTATTCTTAAGAAATGACTATACATCAAACGTTGTCTATGATGATATTTCTGATCAATTTACAGGAGTAGGACACACTTTCACCCTAACTGCTCAGGGTATAAACACTGTTGGATTGGGAACAAGTGGAGGTAATGGAATTGTATTCATTAATAATATTTTCCAATCCCCAACTACTCTGAACAATTCCAGTAATAATTATTACATAGAGGAAGATTTAAATGTAGGAATAACCAGTATTACTTTTACTGGAATTACGACTTCTATAGAAAATGAAATCTTTATCTCAGAATCTGACGTTAATATGAACCAATTGCCTAGAGGTGGAATTATAGTTTCACTTGGATCAACACCTGGACTTGGTTATGCACCTCTCGTTGGAGCGTCTGTAACTGCTGTGGTTGGTGCTGGAGGTACAATTATATCAGTTGGACTAGGAACACAAGATATTTTAGGATCTGGTTATAGAAACCCTGTTTCTGTAGCAATAACAGAGTCTGGACACACTGGTAGTGCTGCAACAATCACTGCTTCAGTTGGACCTGGTGGAGTACTATCGTTTAATGTAGTTGGATATGGAACTGGATATGTTAATCCAACAATTAATGTTTCTTCCCCATCATATGAAAATCTTTCTATAGTTGGCGTTTCACGTTTGGGAATTGGTGCAACAACAGATACTGGTGTTGGATTATTATTAAACGTAGAAGTTGGAGCAAGTTCCACTTCTGTTGGCATTGGATCTACTTTATTCGAGGTTAAATCATTTAATATTACTAGAAATGGTTATGGATTTAGAAGAGGTGATGTATTTAAACCTGTTGGATTAGTAACAGATGTAAACTTAAATTCTCCAATTAATGACTTTGAAATAACTGTTCTTGATACATTCTCAGACTCATTTGCATCTTGGCAATTTGGAGAGTTGGATTATATAGATTCTGTAAAAAATTATCAAGATGGACAAAGAGTTAGATTCCCTCTTTATTATAATTCTGAGTTATTGAGTTTTGAAATTGACAAAAATGACTCTGATTCTCAGGTAATAGATTTAAATTCTGTTCTTGTAATTTTCATAAATGGAATATTGCAAAAACCAGGTTTTGCTTACCAATTTGACGGTGGAACATCTTTAGTATTCACCACTCCACCAAAAACAGATGATGATATAGCAATATTCTTCTATAGAGGAACCAGAGAAGAAGATAGTTTACAAATAGATTCTAGTGAAACAATAAAAGTTGGCGATATACTCCAACTGTTTAGTAATAATACAAATCTCAATCAAACAATCACTCAAGATAGTCGTATAGTTTATGATATATCTGGATCTGACAAGGTAGAAACTAATTTGTATACAGCACAAGGTGTTGATGCTATTAATGAAAAACCAATATATTGGACAAAACAAAAAGTTGATTTGAGTATTAATGGAGAAGTAGTTTCTAAATCTAGAGATTCCCTTGAGAGTCAAATATATCCGACTGCAAACATCATTCAAGATTTTAGTTCTACGTCAACTGAATTATTTGTAGATAATGGTGAATTATTCAATTACGAAGATCAGTCCCCAATACAATTTGATGTAAATGTTTTCACTAATGTTTCTGTTGGAATAGCAACTACTAATTTCTCCACTCAATATGAACTATTATCTGATGTTTCAAATGTGGAAGGATTTAGTGCTTCTATAGTTGGAATTGAAACCACTGTGGGAATTGGAGTTTCATTGGGAATAAAGTTCACTCTCAGTAGAAATCCATTTACTTTCCCAGACATTCAAGTTGGATATCCAGTTTATATCTTCAATACTAAAGTAGGATCTGGAGTTACATCTATAGGTTCAAATGATAATGATATCGTTGGAACAAGTACATCACATCTCAATAACATTTACAAAGTTAGTGCCTTTAATAGTACACTTGGGATTATGACATGCAATGTTCACTCCGAAACCTCTTATGTGGGAATTGCAACTACAGGTACAATAAAGTATCCAGTAGGAAATATGTCTTGGGGTAGATTATCAGGTTTCAGTAGATCCTCTTCTCCAATTTCTATAGGAGTAAGCCAATATACATCTAGTATTGGAATATCCTCAGAAACTTATGGCGCTGGATTATCCACATACCCAATTGTTCAAAGAAGGGGATATGGTCTCAGAAACGTTGGACCATTAGTTAAAAAGCTTCCATAATATAATATAAATAGAAAAAAAACAATTTATAAATGTCTGCACTTGTATCAGATCAATTTAGAATTTTAAATGCAAATAATTTTGTTGATTCAATTGATGATTCTTCAAATTCTTACTATGTTTGGGTAGGTCTTTCCAACCCCAACAGATACACTGGATTTGGTAGAGATCAAAATTGGGATGGTGGAGATGGAGTTACTAATGGTGTAATTCCAAATCCGATCGATAATATTGATTACTTAACTCATTACGAAGATACCCTGCTATTTGGTAAAAAAATCACTTCATCTAATACAAGAAGAGTGGTTAAAAGAGTTGATTGGGTGAGAGGTAAGCGGTATGATATGTATAGGCATGATTATAGTATTAACAACAAATCTCCAATTTCTAAAAGATCTAGACTCTATGATTCTGAATATTATGTAGTAAATAGTGACTATAAGGTTTATATATGCATAGAAAACGGTTCTAGTGGAATTAATACTACGGGGAATCAGTCGCAATATGAACCAACATTTACCGATTTAGAACCATCTGTTGCTGGTGTAGGTGATGATGGATATGTTTGGAAATACTTGTTTACAATATCTCCATCAGACATTGTAAAATTTGATTCTACCGAGTATATAACTTTACCAAATGATTGGTTAACTTCTACCGATCCTCAAATTGTCTCTGTGAGAGAAAATGGTGATTCTTCCGTGAATAGCAATCAAATAAAAACCGTTTATATAGAAGATTCTGGTAGAGGATATAGTTCTGGTTATGCAGATATTTTAGGAAATGGTGAGAATGGAGAAGTTTATATTGAGACAAATGCAGAAGGTGAGATTACAGATGTTACAGTTACAACTGGAGGATCTGGTTATACTTATGGTATAGTTGATCTAGGACCCTTACAACCTTCTGGAAACATTTCTAATCCTGCAAAATTAGTTCCAATTATTCCACCATCTGTTGGACATGGATACGATTTATACAAGGAACTTGGTGCAGATAGAGTAATGGTTTATTCTAGGTTTGATGATTCTAACAGAGATTTTCCAACCAATACCAAGTTTTGTCAGATAGGAATTCTAAAAAATCCCTCTAAATTTACCTCTGCAGGAATTTATTCTGGAACTGAATTTTCTGGATTATATTCAATTATTTTTGATGACGTTAATGAATTTTTACCAGAAGTTGGAGAAAAGATCTCGCAAGTTACTTCGAGTGGAATTGCAGTTGGATATGTAGCATCATACGATTCTGATACAAAAGTCTTAAAATACTTTAAAGATAGATCTCTATATTATGGACTAACATATGACCATAGTGACTATGTTGGTATTTCAACTAAAGCAGATGCTAATGTCAATTTTAGTTCTAGTGGCGGAAATGTAACTAGTGAGACTAGTGGTTTTGTTGGACAAATCTTCTCATCATTTTCAGGTGTTTCAACAACAGTAAGTAATACGTTAATTAGTTTAGGTGTAACTTTTGATAGTGGACTTGCAAATCCCGAGATAAATAAAAAAACAGGAGATATTATCTACATTGACAATAGACCTCTTGTATCTCGTAATGTTAGACAAAAAGAAGACATTAAAATTATCCTGGAATTCTAACAAATGGCACAGAAAACAAATCTAAATGTTGGTCCATATTTTGACGATTTTGACTCTGAAAAAAATTTTTATAAAATACTTTTTAATCCAGGAAGACCAATTCAGTCACGAGAATTAAATAATATTCAGTCAATTTTACAAAACCAAATTGAATCCTTTGGAAGTCACTTTTTTAAAGAGGGATCGGTTGTAATTCCAGGAAATATTACTTACGATCCACAATTTTTTGCAGTAAAATTAAATTCATCTTCTTTTGGTGTTGATATTTCAAATTATATTGAAAAATATGTTGGGAAAAAAGTCGTTGGACAAATTTCGGGAGTAACAGGAATAATTCAAAAAGTTGAAATACCAAATTTAGTTAATGATTTAGAGTATGTAACTTTATATGTAAAATATCTAGATTCGGATAATAATTTTACAATTAGTCCATTTGAAGATGGAGAATCTTTATCTTCAACTGAAAATGTAACGTATGGAAATACCATTATTAATGCGGGGACTTCTTTTGCTTCCGTAATTTCTGAAAATGGAACTTTCACTGGATCAGCAGTTTCTATTGATAATGGAATTTATTTTGTACGTGGAACATTTGCAAATGTATCTAAAACCACTATTATTTTAGATTATTATTCAAATACTCCATCATATAGAGTAGGTTTAAAAATATCAGAAGAAATTATAACTGCGAAAGATGATTTTTCAATATATGATAATGCTAAAGGATTTACAAATTATGCGGCACCAGGCGCAGATAGATTTAAGATTAATTTATCCTTAACTAAAAAAACTATTGACAGTAGTGACACTGATACAGATTTTATAGAATTATTGCGACTAGAGAATGGTGAAATAAAAAAAATAGCAGCAAAAACAGATTATTCTCTAATTAGGGATTATCTTGCAGAAAGAACGTATGATGAGTCTGGTAACTATTCGGTAACTCCTTTTAAAATTTCATTACATAATTCACTTAATAATAGACTTGGTAATAATGGATTATTTTTTGAAAACCAAAAAACAGAAAAAGAAAATACCCCATCAGATGATTTGTTATGTATAAAATTGTCTCCTGGTAAAGCTTACGTTAAAGGATATGATATTGAAAAAATAAGCACTACCATTTTAGATGTATCTAAACCAAGAGATACTCAAAAAGTAGAAGAATCTAATATCCCATTTGAAATGGGTAATTTATTACGTATTAATAATATATTTGGATCACCAAAACAAAATCAAACAGTAGAATTACATTCAGATAGAAGAAGTTCATCTGGAGAACCTAGTTCATCTACAAAAGTTGGAGATGCTAGAGTTTATAATTTCAGATTAACAGATTCTGCATATACTGGAAATACAACAAATTGGGATTTGTATCTTTACGATATACAGACATATACTAAATTAGTTCTAAATCAGAGTTTATCGAGCGTAGAACTTCCTTCTACATCATTTGTAAAAGGAAAGAGTAGTGGTGCAAGTGGATATGCTATTAGTGCTGGAGATGAATCAACAACTATTAAGTTAAGGCAGACATCTGGAACTTTTATTGTTGGTGAGCAAATTCAAATTAATGGAATTGATCTATATCCAAGATCAATATCTGCAGTTACCGTATACGATTCTAGTGACATTAAACAAGTTTATCAAAGCACTGTTGTTTCGGGATTCTCTACATCATTTTTAGCAGACTCTGTTTTATCCAAAGAACTGCCAATTGGTTTCAATCCATCCGATACAATTAATATCGATAATGGTGGAGTTGTAACATCTCCTGGAAAGTTTTTCAATTCCATAAAAGTTGGTTCAATTATTAGATATCAACTAAGTGGTTCAGCATATGAAAAGTATAATAAGGTCAGTAGTATAAGTGCTGATGGATCTTCAATGACTGTTGTTAGTGTCAATAGTTTAACTGGCATATGTGATGGAACAGTTGGTGTGACAACAAATGTATCATTTAGTGTTGGATCTCCAAAAATTAGAAATTCTGATAAAGGATTTTTATACGCAGAACTTCCAAATTCAAATATATCTTCAGTTGATTTAAATGGATCTCAATTATCATTCTGCGCCCAATCAATTAGTGCTAAATCTTCAAGTTCACCTATTGTTTTATCTGTATCAGATTTTTCTTTACCATCCGGAATCTCAACTGCTTTCTTTGAGAACTTTGATGAAGAAAGATATTCTGTACACTACACTGATGGAACAACAGAAACTATAACATCCGACCAATTCTCTTTATCAAATAACCAAGTTACATTAAGTTCTTTAACATCAGGAAAAACAACTTCTACAATTAATGCGACGTTCATTAAAACTAATGTTCAGAGTAAGGAAAAACAATACAATAGAAGTAGAATAGTAAATATTAATTATTCAAAATACCCAGAGTCTGGTACTGGAATAAGTACATCCATTAATGATGGTTTAACTTATAATCAATATTATGGATTAAGGGTACAGGATCAAGAAATTTGTTTAAATTATCCAGATGTATCTAAAGTTTTAGCAGTTTATGAGTCTTTAGATACTTCTAGTCCTACTTTTGATTCTTTATCATTTAGTTCAATTTTAAATATAGGTGGAAATGTAATTGTAGGAGAAAATATCATAGGTTCTGAAAGTGGTTGTGTTGCTAGGGTTGTTGAAAAATTTACAAACAGTGTAAATATTGTTTATTTAAATTCTAATAGATTTTTAAGTAATGAAAGTATTCTTTTTGAAGAATCTAAAGTAACTGGTGAAATAGATTCAATATCTTTTGGAAACTATGTAGACGTTTCAAATAAGTTCTTTTTAGATCAGGGACAAAAGCAACAATATTATGATTATTCTAGAATTGTTAGAAAAGAAAATGAAACCGAACCTACGAAAAAACTTTTAGTTGTTTTTGACTACTATAGTGTTCCTAGCACAGATGTTGGGGATGTATTTACTGCGTTAAGTTATAATAAAAAACAATTTTTAGAAAATATTCCTTTGATAGGTGAGAATAAACTAAGAGCATCTGATACTTTAGATTTTAGGCCAAGAGTATCTGTATTTTCTGGTTCCAGTTCTTCACCTTTTGATTTTTCCAATAGAGATTTTAGTTCTTCTATTAAAGTTAATTTAACTCCCAATGAAAATATCATTCTAGGATATAATTATTATCTTGGAAGAATTGATAAAATTTATTTAAGTAAAGAAGGTGAATTTGTATATCTTGAGGGAATATCCTCGACGGATCCAAAATCTCCTATTAAATCTGATGATGTAATGGAATTGGCAACAATTACATTACCACCATACTTGTATAATCCTAATAATGCAATTGTATCTCTCGTCGATAATAGAAGATATACGATGAGAGACATTGGTTTAATCGAGAATAGAGTACAAAATCTTGAAAAAATAACATCTTTATCCCTGCTCGAATTAAATACCCAAACTTTACAGATTCAAGATTCTGAAGGATTTAATAGGTTCAAAACCGGATTTTTTGTTGATGACTTTAAGGATGATCAGAGAATTAATTTAAATTTTTCATTACTTGAGATTGATAAAAATTCTCAAGAATTGAGACCAATAATATCCAGAAATAGTTTAAAAAATTATCTTGCACCAGCAACAAACATATCTAATGAGGAAGTAGATCTATCAGACAACTATAATTTATTAGATTCAAATGTACAAAAAACTGGAAGTACAGTAACTTTAAAATACAATTCAGTAAAATGGATTGAACAACCACTAGCAACACAAGTAGAAAATGTAAATCCATTCCATGTAGTATCTTATACTGGATCAGTAACTTTATCTCCAAATAGAGACAATTGGGTTAGAACAATTCAGTTGCCAGATAAAACAATAAATGTTACAAATAATGTTTTAATTGAACGAGATAAAACTTTATTAGAAACCAGAAATGTTCGTATTGCTGATGTAAATAGAAATGGTCAAACTTCGACAACTTTCTCTGCATCACAAAATGTATCCGATGTTACAAATGCATCGACTGCGACTTCGAGCACAACTAGATTAGTTGAGTCTCGTGCAGAAGAGTACATGAGATCCAGAAACACTGAATTTAAGGTTTCAAATTTAAAACCATATACAAGATATTATCAGTTCTTAGATGGTAATGGATCTGTAGATTTTGTTCCAAAGTTATTAGAAATTTCCAATAGTTCATCGTTAGAAAACTATGGTGCTTCATCTGCTTTTAGTGTTGGCGAAACTGTTTTAGGTTATGATAGCAACAATAACCAGATTATATCTTTTAGAGTTGCTACTTCAAATCATAAGTTTGGTCCTTTTAATAACCCATCATCTAAATTCAATACAAATCCATATAATAAGACTGAATCAATACCTGATGGGTATAGTGCATCTTCAAAAATATTAAATATAGACACTTATTCTATATCAGAAGAAGCACAGGGTCTCTATTCTGGATATTTGGTGAGAGGTGCTAAATTAGTTGGACAAACAAGTGGATCTGTTGCATATGTAAAAGATCTGAGATTAATATCAGATAATTATGGAGACTTAATTGGAACATTTTTCATCAGAGATCCAAATACAAGTCCTGCCCCAGATGTAAGAATTAACACTGGAAACAAAACTTATAAAATTACATCAAGTTCTACTAATGTAACACCAGTTCCTGGAAGTACGACAGTATCTACAGCAGAAACAAATTATGTTTCTGAAGGAACTTTAGAGTTATATGAAACAATAATAACAAATACAACTACAAATACTACAACAAGAACGACAACTACAACTCTAACAACAACTGTAGCAGAATATTATGATCCACTAGCACAATCTTTTAGTGTTGGTGGAAGTCAAACTATAAATGATGATGAAAACGGATCATTTTTAACGGCAGTTGATCTTTTCTTCTACAAGAAAGATACTGGAACTAATCCAATAACTATTCAAATTAGAACGGTACAATTGGGAACACCAACTAGAGTTGTTGTTGGAAATTCTGTAACTCTTAGACCAGATCAAGTTAATATATCTGATGATGCATCAGTTGCAACTACAGTAACTTTTGATCATCCAATATATCTTGAACCAAATAGAGAATATTGTGTGGTCTTACTAGCACCAGAGAGTGTGGAGTATGAAGTTTTCATTGCAGAAATGGGTAAGAAAACTATCCAAACTAAAAATCTACCAGACTCAGGAGCAGTTTTATATTCACAACAATTCTCAATAGGAAGTCTATTCAAATCTCAAAACGGATCTATATGGTCATCTAATCAATATCAAGATTTGAAATTTAAATTATACAGAGCAGAGTTTATTACAAATACCCCATCTACAGCGTATTTCTATAACCCAACTCTCAATGAGAGTAATGGATATATTAAAAACCTACAAAATAATCCTATTAAAGTTTTACCAAGAAAATTAACTATTGGTATTACAACAACGACTCTCTCCAATGCGGTTGGTATTTTAACTGTTGGGAGAAAAATTGGTGAGAGTACAAAAACTTATAATTATGGATATATTGTTGGGACTGGTTGCTCTGCTTCATCTGTTAATGTTACTGATGGCGGATTAAACTATGCATCGGATACAAATGTTTCTACTTACAATATCATTGGAAACGGATCAGGATTAACTTTAAATATTACTTCTGGTGCTGGTGGCGTTATTAGTAATGCAACAATTGTAAATCCTGGACGTGGATATGCTGTAGGTGATGTTGTTGGAATTGTAACTTCTTCAGTAATCTCAAATAGTGGGAAAGATGCTAAGATAACAGTTAGTGGAAATAATAATGGAATTGACACTCTGTACTTATCAAATGTTCAGGGAAATTCATTCACATCGGATGGAACTGCAAATCTAACCTACTTTGATAGTTCCAACGTTGCTGTTTCATTTGCATCAACTTATATCACAAGTTCAACTCCAGTTGGATCGATTTATAGTGGGAATTATATGCAGGTTGAACATTTTAATCATGGCATGTATGCAGAAAATAATAAGGTAAAACTTTCTGGAGTTATCTCAGATGTTATTCCAACTCATTTATCTCAAGTGTTAAATTCTTCTTCATCATCTGTTTCTGTTGCCAGCACGGCAAACTTTGCAACATTTGAAGGTAAAGCAGTAAATGGTACAAATCCTGGATACATTCTCATTGAAAATGAAATTATTAAATATGAGCAAGTTGGTGTTGGAGTTCTAGAGACTATTTCTAGAGGTCAAGATTCCACAATTGCACTTGATCACAATATCAATACTTCAGTTTATAAGTACGAATTTGGAGGAGTATCACTAAGAAGAATTAATACTACTCACGATATTAGTGATACTGGAATAGATATTGATAACTATTATATTGAAATTGATAGAACAACTAATGGTGTAGATAGAAGTGTAGATAATACGCCTTCATCTTATCCACAATTATCATTTACATCGAATTTAACTGGAGGGGGATCAAAAGTATTTGCCTCTGAGAATATTCAATTTGATTCTATACTACCACTTTATAATTTAATATCTCCAACATCTTTCACTTCCATATCATCAAAAATTAGAACAGTTAGTGGAACCAGTGTTAGTGGAAATGAAAATTCATTTATAGATCTTGGATATGAAGATATGCAATTGAATTCGCAAAATAAATTATCTTCATCTAGAATTGTTTGTTCAAAAGTAAATGAAGATGCATTTTTATCTGCTTTACCAAGAAATAAGTCTTTTACAACTGCAGTTACATTAAATTCTTCAAATAAATATGTTTCTCCCCAAATTTTCTTAGATGGATCAACTACAGAATTTTTAAGCAATAGAATTAATTCACCAATATCGGATTATTCTTTAGATAATCGAGTTAATTCATTCTTTAATGATCCACACTCTGCGATTTATGTGTCTAATACAGTTAGACTCTCCCAACCAGCAACGTCATTGAAAGTTATTTTATCTGCTTGTCGTCCAGCATCAGCAGACTTTAGAGTTCTTTATAGTTTAATTAGAGATGACTCTAGTGAAATAGCACAAGAATTTGAACTATTCCCTGGATATGATAATTTGAGCATAGATAATAATAATGATGGTTATCTTGATGTTGTTGATACATCCAAGAATAGTGGTTTACCAGATATTTTTGTCCCACCAAGCAAAGAAAATCAATTTTTAGAATATGAATTTTCAGCAAACAATTTGGGACAGTTTTCTGGATTTATAATCAAAATAGTAATGTCATCAACAAATCAAGCGTATCCGCCAAGATTCAAAGATTTGAGAAGTATTGCAATTCGATGATGATTCCAGTTAAAGGGCATCCAAATTTGTATCGAGATGAACAATCTGGTGCAATAATCAATTGTGACAACATTGCTTATAATCAATATGTGAATAGTTTAAGCAATAGAACCACTCAAAAACTTGAGATAGATCAAATGAAAAAAGACATTGATGAAATTAAAAAATTACTCAAACAATTGATAAATGATTCTAAATGAAATTATATTTAAAATAATAAGGGGGGGGTCATGTTTTCTCGATATGCTTGGAATATAAATAAAAAGTAGAGGTTAAAAAAATACATGGCCGCAGTATACGTTAGTAACCTAGTAATAAATGCTGGCGTTGACTTTACTCAAACCTTTACTTTAGAGGGTTCTTTTACAAGTTATCCCCTCGATTTGAGTACATATACTGTGGAATCCCAAATGAGAAAATGGTCCGGCAGTTCTAGTGCAACTACATTTACATGTACTATACTTGAACCAGAAAGTGCAGGAAAAATTCAATTATCTTTAACTCCTGAACAAACTGTAAATTTAAAACCTGGAAGATATATTTATGATGTGGTAATTACAGATGAGTTTGATATAAAACAGAGAGTTGTTGAGGGCATGGTTCTTGTAACAGAAGGAGTTACTAGATAATGTCAGATATTAAAGTTCGTATAGGACAACAAAATTCAGTTAAAGTTCTTTCTAGTGTATCTGGATCTGCTGGAGGTAGAGCAGTAGTTTCGGATAATGTAATTGGTGGTATTGCTTCAGTAACCGCATTAAATGTTAATGGAATTTCTACATTTTCAGACATTTATGCTACTGGTCTTGTTGGAATAGGTAGTCTTAATCAATCAACATCAAAATTATGGGTAGAAGGTGATGCTTGGGTAAGTGGTATTATAACTGCTAGTAGGATTTATAGTAATATTTACGGCGAACTTACAGGTGGACCTATAAGAGGAACCACTATTGTAGGAACAGCAATATCAATCAGTGGCATATCAACATATGCCAATGGTCCGGTAATAATTGGCACAGAAAATATTCCTGGAGACTCATCACAAGTACTTCAAGTTGTTGGAGATACTTATATTAGTGGTTTAGTTGGCATAGGAAGTACAATTCCAACAACTGATTTAGATATTAATGGTGTTTTAGGATTTACTGCCAAAAATAATATTCTTATTGGAAATTTACAAACAGGAATAAACTTAACACCTAGAGATCCATATGAGTTTTCAGGAATCAATAATATTTTTATAGGTAATAATTCTGGGGGAATAACTAGTACAGGATACGGAAACGTATTTTTAGGCAATGATGCTGGAAGTGATAATACTAGTGGATATTATAATACTTTTATAAGTTTTGATTCTGGATCTTCAAATAGAACTGGAGTATATAATATATTTTCAGGAACTAGATCTGGATTTTCAAATGTATCTGGTTCAAATAATAGTTTCTATGGACCTTATTCTGGATATTCAAATATATCTGGATCGAGTAATATTTTCTTAGGTTCTAATAATGGAATTTCTACACAAAGTTCCAGCAAAATTATAATTGGTTCCGGATATTTTGACATAAATTCCAATCAATCTTATCATTTTGATTCTCCAGATACTACAAAAGATTTTCAGTTAGC